TGTGATCTCATCATCTTTGGCTTACTCCTCCATTGAGGAATGTAAGTTGTATTACGACAGGCGTTCAGAGACGAATGTCGTTCCTCCGAGTCTTCGTGAGTACACTCACGGGACTCACAACTTGTATCTGAAGCAGATACCAAGTTGTATGACGCTTCGAAAGGCCGGTTCCCGGCTTTCGAAGGAAGTGGCACCCTTCCTTGAGGAGGATGGCTTCTTTCAGGCAACTCTCGACAATTCGGGAGTCAGCCTATCCGAGGTTATCGAACACTGGTCCGACAACCCCTCCGTCCTGTCTGAGCCCGATGGCACAGAGGACGATGTCCCTCTTCTGTCGGAGACCGACAGTCGAGACATCTACGAGGATCCCTTTAGGGTCCTCGCAGGTTATGCGTTTGCTTCTCAATATCTTGAGGAGAAACCGAAAATTAACGTCTGGCCCGGTGGTTGCCACCGGTTGCAAGACAAGATCAGTCCTGGCCTTTGCCAGTCTGAACGAAAGAACGTTACCTGGTTTACCCAGATACGTTGTCATGAGGAGAAGATGTTTCTTCTCTTCAATCACACCCATTGGGGGCATATGCTCCAAATGGGGAGGCGCGGCGCGCATGGCGATAATTCTTTCAAGAACTTCGCCAATCAACTCTTTAGGAGAATCTCATTCTTCCTAAGAGGAAGGCACGATCCTTTGTGGTCAAAGGACGAGCTCGCCAGGTTTGCCGATTACTCGGAAACCCGGAACAAAACCTACAGAGCCCAAAGGCTCCTGGAGGTTCTTAAAACCGTGGATGGAATATTCCTCCAACGGTTTCTCGCATATCCAGAAGAAATCTGGACATGGGAAAAGTACGATCGATTTACGGTGCAAGCCATTTCGATCCTGCTCACCGACGAATTCTTCGACGGTGAGGTCTCAGACTACTCGCTTGACGAGCAGTCTACGCACTACGAGGACCTAAAAAGGGCTCGTAAGTTGTTCAAACAAGTTATACACTTGGATGAACCGCTGGACGGACTGTCCAGCCTTGACTCTACCCCTAGATGGGTACAGTCATACCTCCGACCTGTCTGGAACAGGGCGGTGAGGCATACAGGTTTCTCAAGGCTATACCTTGCAGGAACCTTGTCCCAGACGCGTGGATCTGGGACTCCACCCCCTTTGGTCGTCTTACGATCAAAGAGGAAGTTTCTCCGGTCGGTGGACTCTCCACCACCGGAAGTATCTCCAACGTCGTACGCCTTGTTTGCGAACGCGATGGACGATGTGATGGCAGAAGTGCCTGATCACATCTTTACAGGGCTGGACACGAAAGCTCGTGTCACAGTCACAGGCTCAGCCTGTTGGGAATCCAACAGGCGAGAGGGCGGAACAGCCCAGGCCATCTTAGACCTAATGTCTAAGTATGACGACATGCCAATCCCCGAGCGTTCGCTCGAGGATGGATCTGTAATTCGTTTTGTCCCGAAGGATAAATTCGAATCTATCGGCACCGCAGTTTTCTACGCGTGCCTGGATGAGGTCATGTACACACCTGTACATGAGCTCCGGAAGGTTCATCTGACTGTGGTCAGAGAACCATCAAAAGCGCGTGTCGTTACAAAAGGACACGCGGCATTGAAGATTGTGTTAGACACAGTCTCCAAGATTTGTTCGTATCCCCTTAAGAAGGGGTTTACGAGCTCAGCGTCCGGGATGGGGAAATCCCACCACGGATGGAATCTCTTTCGCGACATGACGTCCGAAGAGATGTATGACCTACTCTTTACGGAAGACCGTAAGAGAAGAGTTGAGGATCCATTCCACGATCACGTGGATAGGACCCAGTACTGGCAGGATGTATATCTCTGCAGTACCGATTACCAGGAGGCAACCGACCGAATGGTACACCGTTTTGCACGATGCATATCGTCTAAATGGATGAGGAAGTGTGGCATTCCACCACTTCTTCAAGGCATCGTTCTCGGGGTATGTTACCAACCGAGAACTGTTTACTTCACGGGCACTGGTCCGTTAAGTAAAATCGGCCGTGAGGATGACGGCGATACCAGGACAATCACCCTGTACAGGGGTGTCCTGATGGGAGATCCACTTACAAAAGTGGTACTCCATTTCTCGAACATTTTGTCGAGACGCATTGGCCGTGACCTGGTCACGGGCCATGCGTTCAGCCACTTCAGCAACGCTGCAGTGGCCGAGGAGTCTTTCCGTGTCGGAACACAGGAAAGTCTCGCAGCTAGTGTAGTCACACTAACTGCGGCCTAATCGACTTCCGTCGATTAAGGTTCATACATAGGGCTCCTATTGGAGCGACCA